GCACTGGAAACCAGACACGCAGCTGCCAGCAAAACCGCTATCGCCATCGCCATCGCCGTCACCGTCTCCATTTCCGTTGCCACCCCCATCGGGCGGCACACCGGCATTCCAGACGCAGACCTCATTAACCAAGTGAGTCCCCACGGGGCAGGTTCCGCCTTCGGGCGGCTTGGGGTCAATCACGCACCATGTGCCCTCCCGGTGGAAGCCCGGGCCACAGTCGCCGTTCTCGTTTGGCTTTTCCGGGATGGGCTTGCCGGGCGGAGAGGGATGCACGCAACTAGTACCGACCTTGGAGGTGCCAGCGGGACACGTGCCATTGCTGTTTGGAGGCTGCGGCGGCGGGGTGGGCGCATAGCAATTTCCATTGCTGTAGCGCTGGGTTCCAGCCGGGCAATTGCCGTTGGTGTCCGGGGGGACCGGAGGCGGCGGCGGTGGGGGCGGATTGTTGGGGTCCGGTGGCTTGGGGCCACCACCAGGGTTCGTGCCAGGATCGGTGCCGGGACCCGTGCCGGGGCCTTCGCCCGGACCCTCTCCAGGGCCTTCGCCGGGGCCAGTGCCGGGACCATCACCGCCACCCGTGCCGCCCTGGCACTGGGCGCCCGTGTAGGTGCCGCGCCCATAGTAGAACGTCTTGCCGTTGTAGCTGACGTCCATGGTATTGACCACCTTGATCATGCAGTACTGGACCGGGCCGTCATAGCTTACGCCCTGGTCTTCACAGGTGTACTCGGTGGACGCGGAGGACATCTCCCAGCCTTCCCCGGCGCTGGTGCCTGCTTTCGGGCATTTGTCTTTCACGCACTTGCCGTTGATGCGGGTGTAGCCGGGGTCGCAGGGTGGTTCCTTGACACACACGCCGTTGACGCGGACTTCATCAGGTTTGCAGCTGTCGGGGACGCATGCGCCCCCTTCCTCATGCTGGCCTGTTGGGCAGGGATTTTTAGGCCTGCACTGGCCGTCCTTTTCTACGAAGTCGGGGGCGTTGCATTGGCACTCGCCACTGGCTTCGGTGCTGTTGGCAGGGCAAACGCTTTCAAGCCGACTTGCAGAGATCGAGACGGCACCCGACATATCGCCGTTTCGCAAGACGACGCAGTTGTAATTGCCGCCACTGCCGGTTATCGGACCAAAACTGTATGTGGCCGTGTTGCCCGTTGCAGCAATAAAAGCCCTCCACTTGGTGAGCTGCGCATTGCAGACATCCATGTAAGAAGAACCCTCAGAAGGGGGGATGGTGCCAGGACCGGAGCCCCGCCACTTGTCCACCTTGGGAACTGCGGCAAAGGCAGATGCAGACAGCACCAGCATCACCAGAGCCAGAACTACGCGGTAAAGATTAGCCATGCGGCCCCCAGGATTGCGACGATGACGAAGAGGCCCATTTGCTTTGCACCTTGAAGAAGCCCACCGCGTGGACTTTTGCAAGGCCCCTGCCGGCCGGTCAGGGAGCACATGCGAGGGGCGCTTAGGAGATGGCGCGGCGCACCCATTTGAAGGAAGCAATCGCCACCACGACCAGCAGCACGGCGGCGCCGATCAGGCCGATAGGCCCGATGGTGTCGGCGATCTCGGCGACAACGCCGGTCACATCGATGGCGGCGTGCGCGTTGTTGGCGAGAGCCAGGGCACCGACTGCGGCGGCAGTGGCGAAGCGGCGGGTTTGTGCATTGATGCGGTTCATTTTTCAGTCCTCAGTAGGTTGGTTTCCATCGGAAGATTTGATGGTCTGTATGAGGGCACGGAATGCCCATCCCACAGCCCACACCAGCAGGATGGCGCTGCTGATTTGTGCCGCTTCGGCCGGGCTCAGATCGAGCACGGGAAGCGCGATTTCGTGCACCACGGTGACCGTGCAGGCCGAGGTGCATTGAATGGTTTGTTCAGGCATGGCCGGGGGCGCGGGCACGCGCTGCGGCGATGCGTTGGCGGCGCACGGCGCGGGCGTGCAGTCGTGCGGCCAGGACGCCGAGGGAGCCCGTGACGAGGGTCCACAGGGCAGCGCCGACGAAGCCGCTGCAGATGCCCAGGATGGCGAGTTGCCGGGCCACGTGAGGGAGGTCGATTTCAGGCATGAAGGGACTTTCCATAGAGGTCGTCAAGGTCCACGACTGCGGGCCGGTGAAACGGCTCGGCGTGGTCTTCGATCAGCTGGACGCAGGTTTCCACGTCATCCAGCGTTGCAGCCTCGGACAGCAACATGACCCATTCGGGCTGTCCGTCCTCAACGTTGGGCGCGAGAAAGCAGCCCGTGGTGCGCGACTGGATGACGAGGCGCATGGTCAGGCTGCGGCTTTGGCCGTGGCTGCGGGACGGATGCCCAGGAGCGTCAGCTTGGTGGAGTTGTCAGCACCGGCCACCACGTCGAATTCGCAATCGCACATCACGCCGGTGATGGGCCATTTGGCTTTCAGATGCGCCCACTTCTGGAACTCCGACGAGTCGCCAAACTTGAATGGGCGTGTGACAACGCCGATGCTTTCGCCGCTGGAGCTTTGACCCATGTCCACCGAGAGGTGGAATGTGGTGGAGTCGAAAGCACGGCCTTCGTAATCGCCCTTGCTGGACTTGATACCGTGCAACACGGCTTGGCTTTGCATACGCATTTGGGTTTCCTTTTGTGGCCTGGGTTATGCGGCGAACGCAGCGGGGCCAACGCTGGTGCCAGAGACTTTTTTGAACATCGCTTGATAGACGCGCTCGACCTCCTGGCGCTTGAACTTCGACAGGCGGCCAGGAAGCTCGGCGCAGTTCTCGATGAAGCCCGCCAGGGTTTCGCGGTCCATGTAGAGAAAGGCCAGGGCAGCGGACTTGCCAGCGGTGGAGAAGAACCACCGCGCATTGCGCGTGCACTCGGCCATCAGCGTTTCAAGGGGTAGGCGTGGCTCTGTTTTGATGGGCTCGGCCTGGGCCACTTCGCCGTGCTCGGCCAGCAGCGCGTGCCATTCGCTGGTGCCTGCAAAGAAGTTGGCGGGCCTGCGCAACAGATCGACGGGGAGCAAGCGCTTTTGGTTGCCGTAGCGCACTTCGATGCGCTGCCAGCCGGTGGCGTCCTGTTCGCCGTACAGCTGCACGCCCTTGTCGTACACGTTGGTCTGCTTGCCTGCGGCCTTGCTACCGAAGTAGAAGGAGCGGCCGACACCACCAGCGCGCCATGCGCCCACACAGCTGTGCTTAGGCCGGTGGCCGAGGTGGTCCATCAAGCCCGCGTCATAGTCGGCGCCGATGCGATCCATGCCGCCTGAAATGCCCTCGAAGAAATCAAGCGCCAGATCGCAGCGGGTGACCACTGCGCGGTGCTCCTCAAGGTAGTCGGCCATCTGGTAGTGCCAGCCAGGGCGGGCGAAGGTGCAGGCCGCGCCGTAGAGGTTGCAGTGCAGGGTTTTGGCCTGAGCGGACTGCCGTGGGCTGTCGCCGCTGGACAGGCATCCGACCCAGCCGCATTCGGAGCCTGCGCGCATGATCGACCAGCGGTAGCGGTAGAAGTCGTGGCCCTTCTTCAGTTCGGGGTCCACGGTGAAGCCTTCACCCAGCAGTTCGCATACGTTCTCTGCAAGCTCCAGGGCCTGGGTGGTGGCCGCGAAGTCGGAATCGTCCAGGCCACGGAGGATGCGGGCCAAGTCGTGGCGTCGACGGTCTTCTTCGCTGATGGTGTGGGCGGATTTTTCCCAATCGGCGGTGTCGTCGCGTGGAGGAAACAGGGCATCCACCGTGGGGATGGGAGCGAACCGGAGATTCAACGTGAAGCGCAGCCAATCGATGTGAACGGGCGAACCCGTCACGGTGCGCTCTTCGTGCAAACGAAGCAGGACTTCGTTTCCATGGAGGACGAGGGGGGTGGCGATGGTCACGCTCTGCCCCCTTCGAAGTTGTCCCCGTGATTACCATCGGGGACAGCTGTTGCTGACGCTACGCACCCCCCAAAATTGATAGCAGAAGAATCAGCAACAACAGCCGACGCGGCCGCGCCCGCGCTTCGCTTGCCGGTCGCGGCCGCGTCGTCTTGTTTGGGTAGTGCATCGAGGAAGACGAGGACATGCTGCCATTGGTGAGGGGCGCGGCCAATGAACATGGGCACCATGCCTGCGCCGGATTGACCCTTGAACTTCATGCGAAACTCCCTCGAAA